TGTAATTGTCGTTGTACTGTGATCCCGGTTGTGAAATGAAAGAAAAAATATTGGAGAAAAGAAGCATGTTGACAAGTTTACTTTTGGCCGGCCTTGGTGGTTTGGTAGTTGGTGGAAGCGCCGTCTTGATACTGACCAAGAACAAAGAAGAACCAGTGGAAGAAACAACAGTTGTTGTTGTTGGTGATGAAACAAGCCAAGCACAACAAGACGTGATCAAACAAGTGACTTCACCCGATCTTGTTTCTGTCAGTTGTTCAAAAGAGCATATTGATCAACACGGTGATCTTCTTTGTCGTGAAATGTTTTGTCGTCTTCAACAGCGCGGGATTGATGCCAAAACTTCTTCTTCTGAGTGTGAAGAGATCAGCAATATCGCAAACACAAAGATCATTCTTGAAGCATGTGTGAAAGAAGTTGAAGTGGATGGTGAAGATCGGAAAGTTTCAGTTTTCAATGAAGAGTGTACAAGGCTATTCAGTCAAAGAAAATAATCAAGGAATAAACACTTTTTGACAGTTATCATTTTTTGGTGTACAGTCATTGATATAAAGGGGATCAAAATGCTTCAAAAGTTTGTCAGTATAGAAACCAAGAATGAAGGAAGAGCGTCTTTTATCGCTTCAACAAGTACTTCTGATCGTTATGGTGATGTGATAGATCAAAGGTCTTGGAACTTGGACGGGTACAAAAAGAACCCGGTGATCTTATTGAACCACCGTCAAGATATGCTTCCAATTGGCAAGGCTTCCAATGTTTCTGTTGTGAATGGCCAGCTAGAGATCGATGTTGATTTTGATATGAACGATGAACTTGGAGCATCCGTTGCCAGAAAAGTACAAGAAGGATTTTTGACGGCGGTATCAGTTGGATTCCAACCAACAAAAGCGGCCATGCGATCTGAACTTCCAAAAGATCACAAAGCCTTTGGAAAGTCTGGAATGTATTATGAAGACGCTGAACTTCTTGAAGTATCAGTTGTAACCATCCCGGCCAATAGTGAAGCCGTGGCAAAAGGTCACAAAGGAATGATTCCAAACCTTGAACGCTTGATCCGTCAAATCGTGAAGGCTGAACTGTTGTCAAGGCCGGCCGTTGAACTTGAAAACGTCAAACATATACTTCAAGTTGAAGAAGAAGCCGATCGCTATATCGTTCATTTTGCAAAGCCAGAAATGATGGAAGAAGAAGAAGAAGAGGTTTCAGAAGACCTTGAAGAAGTCATGGAAGGAATGAAAGACGATGAAGAAGAAAAACGTCAAGAAGATGAAGACGATCTTGAAGAAATGAAACACTTGATAAAATACTTACTATCTTAACCCATAAACGGAGATCCAAATTATGGAATATACAAACGCAAAACAGGCGCGTGAAGCGTTGAACAAACTGATCGTTCAACAACAAAACGCAACTGAAAAAATGAACCAGTTTGAAACTAAAGTTGACGATCTAAAGAAGATCCAGAAGGCTTTGGTTGAAACTCAAAACCAACCAACTCAACCCGTTGGCGATGATTCGATCCTTTCACGTTACCGCGATGAAAACGGATCTGTTGTATTGAAAAACACAACAGTAAAGAAGCATATTGACGGCCGTGGATCTGTACCAGTACAACAAGAAGGTTTGTTGGATGCAACGATCCCCGCTAACGATTGGCATCAAGAACTGTTGAAGCAAACACAAAAGCGAACTTTGGCCCGTTTGGTGATGCGTGATCCGTATACTCCAAACGCAGACGCTAAACTTTACAAGCATTTGATGAAAGCACCAAAAGTAATTCTTCCATCGATCCAACGTGCTTTCAATGATCAAGCTGGTACAGGTGCGGAGTTCATCCCGGATCAGTTTTCAACAGACTTGTTTGAAAGTTTCCAACAACGCGCCGGTTTGCGTGGTCTTCTTCAATCTCAAGAAGTAGAACGTCAAACTTTGTTGTTGCCCAGAATGGATAGAGGTTCACGGCCATACATAAAAGGCCAAATTACTTCAAACGATCCAGCACTTTACCGGGCTTCTGACATTGCAACCAGTCAAAAACAAATCTCAATTGCTGGTTTGGCTTCAAGAATCATTGTTGACGATGCCGCTTCTGAAGATGCCGCTTTTGCCATGACTTCACTTCTTCAAAATGTTCTTTCACAAGACATTGAAGACGCGTTTGAAGATTGCATGATCAACGGTGACACCACCGGAGCACAAGACGATCTTGCAAACTGGAACGTTAGATCCCGATGGGGAAATAATGGCCTTGGTACAGCATCCGATCACCGTAGAATGTTCAACGGTATGAGAAAGATCGCGTTTGATCGTTCTTCTACTCATGACATAGCCGCCGCCGGTGCTTCTACTTTGGAATATGCTGATCTGATCGCTATGTTAGGCAAAATGGGAGAGTTTGGAGTTTCTGACAAGGTGATCGTTGTATCTCCAGAAGTTATGGTTTCCGGTATCATGAACATGACAGAAACAAAAACTTTGGACGTGTTTGGCCCTAGCGCCGCAGTGCTCAAAGGGCAGATCGCTTCCGTTATGGGTATGCCCGTGATCATGTCCCGTTTCATGGGTGCAGATCTCAACGCGGCCGGTAAGTTTGACAACGTCACCAAAACTAAGAGTGGTGTGTTGATCTTTGCCCGTGAATCTTACTATCAATACTTACGACGTGGGATCTTGGTGGAAACACAGAAAGACATTCGCGCCGGTGCAATTGAAATCGTGGCAACCCTTCGATCTGTTATGGATACACCAGACACAGCCGACAAAAAGAACGTAGTCTTTGGCTTCAATGCTGGATACTAAAAGGAGATATGAAAAATGAATACATATAGAATACATTGCGCGGCTTTGAAGTCTTCTTCATTGAATACAGATGCAATTTTGAAATACATTCCATGTGATCGAAATGCAACATTGACAGAAGTTGTCATTGTTTCACGTGGTGGAATCACCGCCGCCGGTGTCAACTTTTCAAAGTTTCAAGTCAAGAACGGATCAGATGTTTTATTTGAACGCTCTTTTGAAACTGATAATTTGGCCGCCGGTACAAATGAAGCGTTGTCACCTTTGAAAGATTCAAATGTCAATTCAACAACAGAGTTGGCGATCAACTATGACGCAACCGGAAACGGTTTGGCTATTGATCTTGATGTCTTGTTGGTGTTTGAGTTGGCACGAGGTTAAGTTTTATGAGTTTGGTATCAGTTGCAACATTGAAAGAATACTTGACAGAGATCGGACAAAATACCGGATCTGATACCGAACTTCAAAACCTTTTGGATCGTGTTGAAGCTGTTGTGGCTGAATACCTTGGTTTTCCAAAACCATCGTCTTCAACTTCAACAGCACAACTTGAAGATACAACATATACTTTGTATTTTGACGGCCCAAATAGCAGTGATCAAACGGTTCTTCAACTGAACGTGAAACCAATAAACAGTTTGACAAGTGTTCATTCTGATCTGATGAGAGTATACGGATCAGATACAGCACTTGATACAACCAACATTGACGTTGACAGCGTGAATGGCCGTTTGATTATTCGACCCGGTAAATCTGATTTTTTCTATAAAGGTTTAAGAGCCAACAAAGTTGTTTTGAACGCTGGTTATCAAACAGCTCCACCGGCCCTTGAACATGCTGTTTGTGTTTTGTGTTCACACTTGCAAAGAGCAAAGCAAAGCCAAGGTAAAGAAACAATGTCTTTGGCTGGTATCTCGATCAACTTGTCTTCAAGAGTGATCCCAGAAGAAGCCAAACAAGTGCTTTGGCAATTTAGAAACCCACGTTCGATTCTTTGAAGGTGGTGTTGTATGCTTTTAGAAGAGTTTGAAAAATTATTTGAAGGCCGGGCCAATACGTTCAAGAAAGATGTGATCAAAGAGTTGACACGTTTTCGATTCAAGTTGGAAGCCAAGGCCAAACAAAACGCAACTGAAGATTTTTATCAACCAACAACAAGATCTGGATCTACCCGTGACTATCCTTTGACTGGTCGACTTCGATCTTCAATCGTTGCCGGGTTTGATACAACCCAAGATGGTTTCAACATTGTTCTTCAAGCCGGGGGTTTGTCCCGTGGTGCTAATGTTGATTATGCTGATGATCTGGAGTTTGGAACGGATACAATCAAACCGTTCTTTTTTCTTGGTCGTACCATTCAACAAACCAAAGACGACCTTCCAGAAGTTCTTCTTGACATGTTAGAACTTACATTGTCACCAAAAGGATCTTGAAATGCCTACACCGATCATTCAAGAAGTTTGGGAAGCCCTAGAAACCAAAAGCGCTCATGACTTCACAAACGGGTATAGTGGTCTTGATATGACTTTGGCCATATACAAAGGCCGGTTTGTTGAAGCCCCGGCGATCCCATCGGTTTACATTGGGTTTATATCCAGTACACAACAGAATGGAACGACCTTGACCAGATACCAAGGCGATCTGGTTTTCCAACTGTATTGTTTTACAAGTGGTTCAAACAACTATGACAGAACAAAGAAGGCCGTTCAACTTGGTGCAGATATACACAACCGAATACTTGAAGATCGAACTTTGGGATTGACGGCCGGAAGAATAGACAATATTGTAATTCAATCAACAGCCGTTGATGGTGATCGTTATGGTTTCAACCAGCTTGGTGTTTGTATACTCCAAGCAACGATTTCTTTTGTATCTGATAGAGGGGTTTGATCATGTCAGTTTGGTTTGATGATAATTACATATATAGACAACCGATCACCGTTGACTTTTCCGCGGTAACTGGATCACCAACTACCAAAGATGTACGTATTGAAATACCTTCTGATTGGGATCTCTTTTGGGATACAGTCAGATCCGATTTCAAAGATGTTGTTGTAACAAATGAAGAAGGTGTTGTGGTAACCTTCCAAAGAACAGGCGCGAACTATTCAAACCGTGAACTGAAACTTGAAGTGGATGATCTGGCCGTCGCTGATGATAACATTGTTCAACAGCTCTTCTTGTTTTATGGTTATGCCAATGAATCAGTTGATCGATCGGGTACTTTCACCGCAACAACTCCACAATCTGGATATATTTATTTAGGCGCTCCGTTGTTGAAGATCGTTGAAGGGTATGGTTTAGTACCAACGTCAAACCAATCGCTTCAAACCTTTGTCAAACAAACGACTGAATCAATAGATATATTCTTTTCAATACAAGGTTTGTTGGCATCCAGAACAACAGAAGCCAATGGAAGACTTTTATTTGAAGAGATTTCTTTTGTCAAAGTTAAAAGTTTAGACAGCTCCGGATCAGACAACGTTGAAAGATACGCTTTGACAGAAACAAGATTTCTTCCAGGATATGTGAAGGTAAGAACCAAAGCCGGATCAAACAATACAAATTATTCTTTGGCGTTGATCGTCAATACAACACAATCACAAATATATGATATAAGATGTTTAATCAAAGTTAAAGATCTACTTCCATCATAAAGGAGTTTATACAATGCCAGTTTTAACCGGTCACGGCGCTTTCATCAAACTTGGAAAAGAAACCACATGGGGAGCGGCCATATCAACAACGATTTCAAATCGAATCAATAGCGTTTCAATCCAGAAGACACAAGAAAGAAACCCAAAAGCGAACCTTTCAGTTCCTTCAAGTGGTGTTCTTGGTGGTCTTTATGATGGATTTCTAACAGTTGAAGGATCTGTTGAAATGCCTGTTATGTATAGGGGTCTTGGTTTGTTGCTTGAAATGGCACTTGGTAACCTTGCCACAACAGGAACTGATCCATATACACACGTTTTTGATCCAGATCTCACACTTGGATCAGCAACGTTGGAAGTTCAACGGGGTACAGGTATAAACAACCAAATGGAACGTTTCACCGGGGTCAAAGTTTCTTCTTTGTCAATCAGTTGTGAAGCCGGTGGTGAAATGGTCGCAACTTTGGAGTTCATTGGAAAGACCAGCTTGGCCAGAGGTACAAACATTACTTCAAGTTTTGGAACGGGTACAAGTGTTTTACATTTCCATGCGGGTCAACTCAATTTCAATTCAGTCAACTATGATGTTCGATCTTTTACTTTCAACGTGACAAACAATCTTGAACGCCGTGATCTTCTTGGTTCAAAGGAAACAGCAGAACCGGCCGTTGGAGATGTAAGAACGATCACTTTGGAAGCAACACTTGACATTGAAAACGATACACTCCAAGCGGCCTTCATAGCCGGGACACAATCAAACGTGACTTTGAACTTTACAAGTGGAGATTCACAGATCCAATTTGACTTGACCAACGCTTTGATCACTGAACATTCAGATCCGGTCACCGCCTTTGGACGTGTTGAACAAACTGTAACTTTTACCGGTTTGGCAAATGCTACAAATGTTGGTGGAAAGATCACTTTGATCAACGATGATTCAACAGGGATAGCCAACTAATGAAGT